CGACCGGCTCACTGAAGACGATATTCCCATCGGCGTCGATGGCGTACGGATACGAGAACAGCTTCGCATCGTAGCGAACGATGACCTTATCCGCGAATACCTCCCGGATATATGGCAGCTCCTGCCCGGGCATGGGAGCGGACGAGCAAAACTGCTCGTTGAATGCATTGTAGACCTTGCTCATCTGTTCGTCGAGCGACAGGTCGTTGTGGATAATGACCAATTTATCTGTCATACGATTTGCCTCCAAATCTTTTACGTTTTTGTTGACCCGCGGCGTCCCGCAGCCCATTTGCCAGTTGCAGGCGGCTGGCTCATGCAGCAGCAGCGCCAGGTGATCGGGGCGCAAGTTATGCTGGATGTTGGTATATGGTTTACCGTTGAACGTGCCGGCGACTTCCTCCACGTCCGGGAAGTAACCGGTCGAAATCTCAATCGGCTCGCCTGCCTCTAGCTTGCGCAGGGCTTCCAGGGCATCGCCGCCCAGGGCTTTGGCCAGTTCGACGTCGAACCAGATTTCACCGGCAAGCTTGTCGCCAATCATATGGGCGTTATAGAAACGGGCTGGGCAAGCCGCCACGATATCGGGCGTATTGACCGATAAATAATTGCCCTGCGCATCCTGGGGGTGTCCCAGAGGCACAGGAATGCCGTTCCAGGCCTGTTCAAATGCACCAATCTCATCTGCCAGCACTAGCGCGCCGTTGAAAACACCTTCGCGGATGGCCACCGCCGGGGCGATCAGGTAATCTTTACCGGCATGATTTACCTTCCGCACGGGGTTGGTGCTCGCCGCCCGGAAGGCCACGAACTGGTTGGCCTTGGCTTCGCCCTTAGGTATGGCGTATAGCAGCGAAATAGAGTCTTTCTCGATCTCCTTCGGGCGGTAGACGAACTTATCTTCGTCGGGATCGTATTGGCGCCAGCGCAAGGTATTCTCTGTCTCATCCAGGCCGTCCACAAAATAATCGTGCTCCTCGAGCCATTTCTTCGAGGATTTCTTTGTCCAGTCCGCGCTTTTCTTGAAGATGACAGACTGAACATGTTTCTTGGCCGGCGCCTTGCGATCCACACTGGGCATGTTAAAGTTCTCTGACTTAGCTGGCGGTGACGGCCACGAATCCGTTGGCGGACACGTTGCCGTGCACGCGGGCCGCGCCGTTATTGACGCAGCAGATCAGATTCGTGCCCATCACGGAGTTCTCGATCCAGTTGATCATGCCGGCGATCTCGTTGTCGTCGATGGCAGTGACGCAGCCTCGACCCAGATCTCCGATCACGTTGTGGCGGAAAACACAGTTATCGGCAGCCGTACCGAGCTGGCCGGTGGAGCAGGTGTTGTCGATCAACACCCCGGCAGTCGTACCGATGATGATGTTATCTTCAATGCGGTTCGAATCGAAGTTCCCGCCTTGAACCTGCATGCCGACCACATGGATGACGTTCCCGCTGCCGGTCCAATGGTTGTTGAGGATCTTGTTGCCGCCGCTGGAAGCGGAGAAGCGGATACCGCCGTTGGTTGCATGGTCTTTGGCCTGGAAGCAGCAATTCTCGATGTGGCTGCGGAACAGCGATACAAAATCCGCGCACCAGAACGCACCTCCGGAAATGATCTGGAGGTTATACAACCCCAACCCGCGCGCCGTGCCGGCGATGCCGTCCGCCCCATCCGCCCCGATCATCACGATGCCGGTGCCGTTGCCGTTCGACTCCGCCCCAACGCCGATGATGTCGCAGTAGCTGGGGAGCGCGGCCAGGGCTGTGTAGGCTGTGCCTGTGCCCCGCACGTAGATCGTACCCTTGCCGTAGATATTGGCTTGCAGCGCCCGCCAGGCTTCCCAGGCAGTGATGGCCGTGGAAATCTGAGCGAAGGCGGTTGCCCAGGTCAGGCCATCGTTCGAGGCGCTTCCGTTGACGTTATCCACGAAATACTTGCGGACGTAGATATCGTTCATCACAGAATCGACCAGGTTATTGGCCCAGTCCTGGGGATCGACACCCTGAAAATCGGCTTTCATTTGTGCAGCAGTTCGTACGGTCATGATGCCTCCTGTATTTGCTTAAACAAAACGCCCGACGAGATCATGCGATCTCGTCGGGCGGAACCTCCGACATTATCCGGTTGATTAGTTGTACGTTTTTATTGTAGCACAATTATTCTGGCATTACAACTATCCGGAAGATTTTCTGTGTGGATGGTTTGCACGCAAACGATCGATCCGCTCGGACAGGGTTATGATCTTGGGCTCTATAAGAGCGTTGAGTAGGCGTTGGATCAGCATTTGATCGCCTCAAGATTTGATGAAACAGAGATAAATTCCATTACGTTTCGAGCTCGGGGCACCCAACCATTGTGTCTATAAAATTCCTGATAACACGTGTTTACCTGGGCCACCAGCCGTCCGTAATGCTCCATGACGTATCTCAGCAGAACTGGTCCGGCGCCCCTGCCAGGCTTTGTGACCAGGATATCAAGCTGGGTCGATCCATCAGCTTTCCTGTGACACACGGCTACACCTACAACCTTATCGGCCTCTACCGCTCCCCAGGTTTCATATTCCTCCAGGCGGGATAAGTAGGCCGCCCTAGCCTGGAATGGTTGGCGTGATACGCCCCAGGTCTGGATATCGAAAGTAGGGAGTCTAGTCATAGAGATCGACAATGCCAGCCTCGCCATTAAACCCTGTTTCACCATTATTGAGCGTTCCAATGCCGAAGGCCCCACCCAACCCGCCGTTAGCAGTAACTAAAGCTGGGTTAGTAATAGTCTGACAGACGACACAGATGTAGCCGCCTGAACCTCCACCTCCACCTCCACCTCCGTCGCTGTTTGCCCCATTCCCATTGCCGCCATTGCCGCCATTGCCACCATCCGCGAATAACTTACCATTCAGGATGATATGCCGGGCAAATACCCACAAAGGGCCTGCCGGATCACCCCCTGCTCCTCCACCGCCTGAGTGAGAGCCTCCCGCCGTCACACCCCCGCCTCCACCGCCACCTCCACACCCCAGGAGTTGCAGGAATCCATATCCCTTCCCTGTTTGGTCAAAGTACCAGGGCTGAAACGAGAAGAATGGATGCCGAACAGTACCAATGTAACCGACAATCTTACTAACGACCCCAACACCGCCCGCATTGATCTCACTACCTCCACTCCCTCCATAACCACCAAGAGGATGTCCGTCAACCAGGAATTGCTCGGTCGGCCAAGCCATATAATTATCTGGACTAGTCGTGCCTCGATTTCCTACAGGCCCGCCGTTCCCTCCATTGCCTCCTCCATTCCCACCCCCAACCCCACCAATACCGTGGGCAGAAGATGTCGCGTTGGTGCCATTCCCGCCTGGGAGAGAGAAAAAATCGCGTAGCTCCGCCCCGGCGTCGATAGTAAGGGTATCTTGAACATACAGCATAGGATAGGTATTATGCACGCGCACCACACCGGCTGAGATATGCAGGTTGCGATAAAACATGGGCCTGGCCAGGACGGTATCTACGGCGATAGCCGCATCCCCGTCGAACCCGGTTCCAAACATCAGGTTCACCAAGAAATCGAGGGTGGATAAAGATTTAATGTGCTGCCCAATCATGACCACACCTCCAGCTCGACTACCACGCCCGCAGTGCTGGAGGCGAGATATAATGTCTTGCCGATCAGGGTCATCCCATCGATTCCATATTCAGCCCCTGCAGGCAGGGTCTGGTAAGGTGCCGTTGGAGTTGCCACCTTGCCTGTTTCCCAAGCATACCGCACTACAGCAGCTGATCGGCAGCGAAAAATCACTTTATGCGTGCCATCGGGTATCGCCTGGCTATACTGAGTATCCGCCAGCGTCAGAGTAACGTTGTAAATTGCCGGCGTGCTGCAATCCAACGAGCCTACTTGTAACTTACCATCGCTTGCCACCTTGAGCGGAACAACCGCTCCCGCAGCTGTCACGCCAAATACTTTGACCAATCCTCCGCCGCCGATTTCAAATTCACCCATGATCCACCTCCTGACAAACAAAAAACCCGGCGCTAAAAAACGCGCCGGGTGGAACTTCCGGAATTATCCGATCTGATTGTAGCACAAAAATGGTTACATCGTAACATAAGGCTTCCATCCGCACCGGCATCTCGGGTGGATCGGAATCAGCCCGCGCGCCTCTGCGATTGACATGACCTTGTCGACCAAACCCGTACAAAGTTCGCAAGCATCGCCCGCCACCTCGATCTCGACCTCGCCCGTCACCCCCTCTATCCCGAACTCCTGATACCGGTTGAGCGTCGCTTCCGCGTGCGCGTGGATGATCTCTGTCCTGGCCAGCAGTTCCCCGCGCACGATCCCGATCTTGTCCACCCGGCCGGCGATCATCTTCGCCACTTCACGCGGCCCGACACCGCTGGACAGGCCCTCGGTGAGCACGCGTGCAATCTGGCTGCTCATCGTGTCCGTGATGCCCTTCAAGTCTGTGAAATTGCGGGCAAAAAGCAGCGCCAGGGCGTCGGCGTGCATCGGGTAGTTGAACACCGCCGCCATAGAATAAGCCGGGATCACGATCTTGGCGCTGCGAAGCTGGGCGCTGGCCTGGGTCACACCGCGGGCGTAGGCTGAGCGAACGTAAGTATTCTGCCAGGGATACACGCTGGTAATCCGCCGGCCGTCGCGGGTAAGCACTTCCAGAATTTCGCTGTCGGTCGCCGATCCCAGCCAGTCCATAAATGCCTGCGCCTTCCCGGCCAAGTCTATAGGGAAATCATACCGACGCGCAGGGACGGCCTGTAAGATGATCGGCAGCGTGCGCGAGTTGGGAGCTGATTCCGACAAGCGTAACGCATCGTTATCGATGATGGTTGCCTTGATGAGTTTCTTGACCGTAGCAAACCGCGTGCGCATGGCGCGGACGTACTCGCCCCGCAGTACCGCCGTCCGTGTCGGGTCGCGCTTGGCGTTGGTGACCAACGTTGACCGGGAGTTGGCAATCATGCCGGCTGCCCCCGTGTCTGTGCCATCTGCTCTTGGCGTTTCGCTGCCCGCCTAACCAGCTCGTCCCAGGATGCTTTGGGCGGCTTGAAGTGGAACACATGGCCGCAGCGGTGGCAGTGCCGGTAAGCGTCGGCGATGATCCAGCCGGCCGCGTCCAGGCGCACCGATCCGTTGACCTGCACCATGCGGCCAAACGGCGCGCCGCAGTCCGGGCAGGTGACCGGGATGTCAGGCATTCTCCAGATCCTCGCTATTTTGGTCTTCCTCGTCGAGGGTGCTGGTTTCGTCGCCGTCGGCAGACGCCGGCAGACCCAGGTATTTCACCCTGACTTCCTCCGGTGTGACGATCAAATCTGGTATACCACCGGAAAACGCCGATGCAGCCTGGCCGACCTTCAACGCCAAGTCCGCCCGCTCCATATCCGACATCGTAAACAGTGATGGCCACTCGACGGTATACGCCCCGCCATCGGGAGCGGGAAGCGCACCGGCGCTGATCATGCGGTCGATGAATGGTCTCAGGATCACCGGCTCGGCGAACTGCGTCTGCCTGGACTGGATGCGGCCGGCCCATGTGGCTAAGTCCTGGCTCGAGGCCAGCTCGCCGCGCTCGGAGCCGATCAGGATGCGCTGCGGGATATCCGCCGAGGCCGCGATCAGGCTGATGATAATGCTGAATAAGCCTGTGGGATCGACCACCGTGCTACCTAAGTCTTGAACTTCCATCCCAAGCAGGCGCATATACCGGCGCAAGCCATGAGTGTACTCATCAATCTCGGCCTCGAGCTGCTCCAGGGTTTGGGCGTCTCCAGAATAACCGTCCTTGGTACTGACAGCCATTCCCCGGTCCATTGTCTTCCAGGTAGCCTCCGCCCCGCCGCCGACGATCTTCATCAGGTCGTCCAGCCGGTCGTAGATGCGCTTCAGCCGCGGCCGGCCGAACACGTCATCATCGAGCAGGTCTTCGGCCACGTGGACGACCCGGCTCCAGTGGACTTTTGCGCGCGGCTGCCCGGAAATTGCCAGCACATCGTAGCTGGTCGGCAGGCCGTAGCGTTCACTGGCCTTGTCGGTTTCGTAGGTGCTGATCATCGCAGATCCCTCACTGAACGGCTTCAGGTAGATGATGTTGCCGGGTTTCAGTGAGCCCTTTTCAATCGGCTTGCTCAGGTCGCTTCCACCGGCCACTCCGATAAGCAGGACGCCATACTGGCCGATGCCGGCCAGGCGATCCACTCTCGTAAGGTAGTGCCAGAGCTGCACCTGGTTGATCACGCCTTTCAAGGCTTGGACGAATGCGCTGGTAGGCTGCTCGTCTTCGGTCGAACTGGCCCTGTCCGAGATCTTGGGCGGGTTGCGCCAGGTATCGACCGCCGGCAGATCGACCACCCGCCCGGAGATATCCTGGCGGTCATACTTGGCCAGATAGTCGGCGAAGACGGGATTGGTCTTGTATCCCAGGATGGCATACATATCCCGCAGGCCGCCGAACTGCATACCCAGCGATTTTGCCAGGTCGTAGCGCGCCGCAATGGCGCTGAGCACCACCAGGCGCTCTTCTTTGCTGAGAGTCTTGTGACCGTTATCCGGATTATCTGTCATGTTGTCTCCTGATTGGGGCGCAAATTCTTTACAAAAAACGTAAGTTCCCAAGTTGGACCGACGGGTTCGCCGTCAATAACTTGCCACACACGTTTTAGTTCACTGACCGAAAGATTATTTTGTAGTGCAATAGATAACGCACGAAAACCCTCTGCGCGCTCTCCGTGAAAACGAACGGTAGGTTCTGGATAGGAGTGCCCAGGGCCTCCTTCGCAGGATTCGTAAGTTTCTATTCCCGCCTGATTGAGTATTTCGACGATGCGCTCAATTCCTGCATCGAGCGGAGGGTTATACGCTGTTTTCTTCATAATGCCACTCATCGTCGGCCCCACGTCCCGGCCCGCTTCACCGGCGGGGTCATGCTGGCTACAGTCGTATAATTTTCCGCGTGACTCAGGTGATCAGGCCCGCTTTCCTTGTAGATCGCCACCTTCTCCCCGCCTGGCCCGTCGGCGAGCGTGCGCACCTGGGCTTTCAGGTGGGCGTAATAATCATGCACGTCGCGGGCGTGCACCGGCAGGGTGTTCTCGGCGTCATAGAACCTTGAGAAGGTTGTGTCGAGCATGCGCGTGCGGTCCAGGTTGACCACGCCGTTGTCGGCGTCCCACTGCGCCGGATCGCCTTTCTTGATGCCGGTCTTCTGGGTGACGTAATAAGCCAGCCAAACCCTGCCGGGCTTCTGCGAGGCCTGGAAGTCCCTGGCCTTGCGCGTTTCGGGCAGCGCATCGATCACGCAGCGGTCCACGCTGTAACGGACCATCATGCGGCCCAACTCGCCGAAGTCGTCCACGTCGCCGGCGAAGCGTTGCGGCCGCTCGCCCGTCTCCGCAGCTTGTGGCCCGCGGATGACCACGTGCAGTACGCGGCCCACGTCCACGCCCATGACTGTCTTCTCCCCTTTCGCAGGCCCATGAGCGTAATCACGCCGGCAGGCGTCGAGCACAGTATCGTCGAGCTGCCCGCCCTTCGGCGTGTACGGCTCGCCCAGGTCCTGGTTGAAGGCCTCTTTACGCTCGGTTTCGTCGGTGGTGTCCAGGGCAGCCAGGATGTCGGGCAGGCTTGCCGTGCGGCTGAATAACTTGGTCAGGTGGAAGCCGGCGATCGGGCGATCCGGGAAGGCCGCCACCCACTCGCCCTTAGCCAGGCGGTCGAGCGGCTTTCCGCACTTCCGGCAGGCGATGAACGGCCGGTTGTCTTTCTCGTGCCAGACACGTGGCCGGCCCAGCTCGTCCCAGGCGGTGACCAGGTCGTCTTTCGTCATCGGCTGGCGGTTTCCGCAAGCCGCACAGCGTACGAACCATTCCCGCTGATCCGATTCGAGCCACTTGACGTGGATGCCGAAGCCCGGATAGGTGGGGGTGGAGATCCAGCGCTGCTCGGCGATGCGCGAGTGCCCGATGCGTTTCTCGGCGATCGATGGGGCGCGCGGGTCCATCTCGTCCAGCTCGTCGTAAATGACCAGGTCAGCGTCGATAGATTTGAGCTGAGCGGCTTTGCCCGTGGGGGATACCTGCCCGCCCCGCAAATACAAGAAACGATTGCGCACCCGTTTCAGGGTCACCCGGTCCGCTCCGCGCCGGCCGGTCCCCTCGCCTTCAGCAGCTGCTCTGCCTTCGACGATGATCGAATCCAGGTACGGGCTGGCTTCGATGGCCGGGCCGATGCGCGCCGTGCTGAAATCCGAGACGTGCGTGTCGGTGGGGAAGATATACAAAACCGTGGCATCGCGCTCGTCAGCGGCATGCACGGAATAAGAGATAGCGTATTCGCTGGCCCCCATCTGGCTGGCCTTGTAGATGACCATGCCCTGGGCGTCGCAGCGGTAGATCCCTACCAGGTAGGGGTGATCGCGGAAGTTGAGCGGCGTGACGGGGTTGAGCATGCTGCGCCGGCGGATGGTCCAGGTGAGCAGGTCCATGCCATCCGCGCAGCCGGATTTCCGGCGCGAGAGCTCGATCAGCGCAGCAGCCAGACGCTCTTTCTGCAAGCGCGTCGCTAACGCCGCCGCGTCAGGAGGCGGCTTCGAGGTTATCAATGACCTGGTCAAGTTGTTCATCGTTCAGATCCGCGAATTCGTCTATCGACTCGAGCTGCACCGGCCCGCCGGCAGGGTTGGTCAGGGCGAGTTGTCCCTTGGGCTTGTAATCGCCGGTCATCTCCAGGAACATGCGCCGGTCGGGATGCGCTTTGGGATCGGGGAGTTTGGCTACATCTATCAGCGCGTCGAGCACATCCCGTCGATGTTGGAACAGCGGCTCTATCTGCAGCCGGCCGATGCGCTCATCGATGCGCGGGTCGTTCTCGCGCCACTTGCGAATGGTGCGGTCGGCCTTCAACCCGAGCACCCGGATGGCCAATTCCTTTTGATTGTCCGGCCAACGGCCACAAGTCGGCGAAGCCGCCCATGCTATGAAGGCCGCCTTGCGCCAGGTCCACCCCTCCGCGATCAGCTCCTGGTACTCGGTTATCCAGGCTGGCTTCGCTTCGAGGATGCCCGTCCCGGGTTTATGATCGAGCAGCACTTTGGGTAGATCCAGGGCTTTGTTGTCTTCAGTGCCGAGACCATCTATCCACTCGCTGAGGCGCGCGTAAGCCGTGCGGC